ATAAAAACCTATGGTTGCGATAGCGGCGAACCAGTTCGTTACGCAACCATGAAAGAAGCTGAAAAATCTATCGAAGAAAACCGAGAAGATTGGTTAACTTATTTTGGAATTGACCCGTCAGATACAGATAAAAGCTAAATGTACCCTACGGAGTAAGGAGGAAACAATGTCAGGAACCAAGCAGGGCGGATTGAAAGCCGCTCAGAAAAACCTAGCAAGCAACCCTAACTTCTACGCAGAAATCGGACGAAAAGGTGGCTCTGCTACATTCGCAAGTCATGGAAGTTACAAGGGATTTGCTCAAGATATTGAATGCGATTGCAACTTAATAGAAGGTCCTCACTTTGTAAAGAAATGTGCAGGCAAAAAGGGTGGTCGTATAAGCAAACGTAAATAAACGGGTACAAATCGTACCCAGTAGAACATTAAAATCGACCGCAGAACTGGACAGATGACTATTTTTGCCACCCGAGTCATCTGTTCAACTGGCAACATCAAACCTTAAAGTAATTAACTCACTTAATGATATACAAATTGGTGTTGTCAACCGGCTATATAAGTGGCGGAATAGGTAGACGCTATCTTGAAAATAAGTACCTAATCATGAGCTTAGGGGTATCTGCTTATTGATAGAAAGCTTCGTAGCATGTGATGTGACTTTACGAAACCTAATTCCCTCGAATGTGAGGAAATTAAAACTCGGCAAATCATCATCTTATATAGCCAACCAGTTCTGCGGTTGAACAAAATGGTAAGACAAGGAGATTGATATGTCTAAACTAAGAATTTTTTGGGAATATATCCTAGCAGCATTAACAGTTGCAGTGCCTCTTTACTTGCTGTTTTCAGTACGGTTGCAAACTTCTGATAATGTAGTTTCTGGAATCGTTTATAACAACCAAAACAATAGCATATTCGGTGGTAACACATACTTTAGGGTTCGCGCATCAGAAAATACTGTGGTAACAAAAGAAAATACCAGTAAGTTCTGTCTACCGCCGAATTCGCCATACATTAAATTGGTGAATGAAGCCGCGAAAGACAAGAATATCAAGGTGGTTGTTACAAGCAGCAAGGTATTTACGATGGTCCCATCTCCTTGGCATTGTGTTGATAACGTTAAGGTTGAGAGGCTGAATTAAACTACGCGATTTCGTGTAGATAAGGAAAAGGTATAAAATATGACTCCTAAAATCGAATGGTGCAATTGGGCGTTTGACTATACAGATAGTATGGACAAGGATAGGTGGATTGTAAAACGCGATTGTTGCGATGACGAAATATTGCTTATTCGAGGTGACAGTAAAAACTGGAAAGCATATCGGGCATCGCTAAAGCCGTATCGCGTTGGAAGTTACCCTGACGCCGCATCAATGTGTCCCAATTGTGGCAAGTTTGTAAACGGCGTGAACCCATATGACGACGGTGAAACGTGGATGGAATAACCAACTACAAATAAGCGAGAATAAAATAACAGGGGTGATATTACCCTTAATAAGTTGGAGGAGAAATAATGACAGACGAAGATTTAATGACTCGTATCAAGTTTGTTGTAGACAATCTATCTTTTAAGATTAGTGATTTAACCCTGATGTACGAGCATAAACAAGTTGACCCAGACGATTTTTACAAAGAAGTTAACTGTATAAAGAGTGATTTTGTCGAAAGTATTATGAAGCTGATTAGAGAGCATTCACAGTTTTAAGAAAGAAGAAGGTGAGACTGATAGGGCTAGTCGTCTTAAGGTTAAGGCTATTACTAGAAAATTTAAGGAGATAGTAGAGAAAAGGAAAGGTATTCAAAATGAAGGACGATAACGATGCGGATATAGCTGTCATACTGCTTTTTGTCGTGGCAGTTACCTGTATAGGACTTGTAATATCCAGACAGGAGGAAAACAAGAAAGCGCTAGAAGTGAAAAAAGAAACTGAGACTCAAGTCTGTCAGAGAGTTTTCGGTAAAGATTATGTATATCAAATACCAAAAACTATACACGAAACACCCTATTGTCTAGGAAACGACGGTGTGCGTAAATATCTGAAGAGAGATGAGAATGGAAACATTAATCAATAAATAATTTTGTTAAGTGAGAAAACGTATGAAGAACAGTAAGCGAAAACGCATTGAGAGTCTAGTAAGATCAATTGATCATGCAGAAGAAAGAATATCGTACTGGGAGAGATTTAATCGATATGGTGGCTACGATATTCTTATAAGACTCAACATAAGCAACAGAGAGCCTGAAGTGGTTGAACATGAAGATGATATCGTAAAGCAAATTATCAATAATTACAAGCGAGATCTTGAGAGATGGAATAAAGAGCTAGATGAGTTGCTTGCTTCAAAGACTACAGGAAACGAACAATATGTGCCGCGCGACGACAAGGTATATTATTGGTGGAAAAAGAATAAATAAGTATATGGGGTGCACAAATAAAAGATATGAGTAAAAATACTATAGTAGGCTTTCGGCCGTCAGGCAGATTGCATTTAGGGCATTATGTCAGCGTGATAAAGCCAGCAATAGAATACAAGGCAGACATCCTGATAGCTAAACATCACGCGCCACTGTCAGAATCTGAATATGAGGAGCAAGCGTAAGGACGAATAGTCGATGAACAAAAATAACCCCTCTGAATCAGAAGGGTTATCCCAACCAGGCGACGTATTTACAATACGCTTAATCAATTTGATCGCTTGTGGCTGTGTAACAGTACTTGCGTCTGTACCACTATACTACCATGCTAAGCACAATGGCGCAAGCATTATGGCAAAAAAATGTCACTATGATATGGGATATTAGTGTAGAGTTTTGGACGATTGAAATTCCTACCACACCATAAACGGTTCGCTAGAATATCACTTGCTTGCACTAGATAATCTCGGGATGAGTCACAGAACTTTATGTTTATCTTAAAGTCAGCGAACAGTATCGGAGGGTAAAACATTCCATAATCAAAGTTGCGGATCCCATGTATTAGCTCCTCTCTTATACTATCTGAAAGCTTATAGTATCCGTTGGTAGATGTGTGTTGCTGATCAATATAGACTCGCAGAGAGACTGGCTTGTCTGCATCAATTTTGCCAGACGCAATCAGTGTTTCTAGTTTAGACTTTATCATTCTCTTTAAGGCGTAGTCTTTGTATCGATGAATTGACAATTTGTTTGTCATAATAGACTCGTTAACATCGCTCAATTTCACTGTAGCACTAAGGCTATTGAATAGCTTGACACAATTATACAAACTTCTCTTATATTTACTTTCTAAACCAGCCGCTTTTAGCTCCGACTCCATCGACATCCCGAGACTAGATTTTATCTCTCTAGACATTGTCTTGAACTGCTCTCTTGCTGCGATACGCTCATGGTTATTCAAGAATAGATATCCAGCGTATATAAAATAATCATGCCCAGAATTAAGAGAGAAAACGCCAGAATCGTCTAGGTATATTGAAACCTCTTGGTATTGTTTTTCGTTCATCTTGAGATTATTATAACATTTTTATCAATATGATATAATTTAATTAACTCACAAGACGCGGGCGACTAGCGAGGATGTTGGTTATGTCCAAAACTACAGCCAAAA